CTGAAGTCGATATCTTTGTTTTATCGCGTGAAGGAGACGGTACAGCCGACACCGATTTACTGAAACAGGTTGAAACACATTTATCAGCAGATACGGTGCGCCCGCTTAGTGAAAAGGTTACGGTCAGATCGGCTGGGATTAAAAAATGGACAGTCAAGGCGACCTTAGATTTATACGATGGGCCAGATCGGGGGCTTGTGATCGCACAAGCGCTTAAGAATGGTTGGGCGTATGCTGATGAACAACACCGCTTAGGGGGCATTGTCACCCGTTCAGGACTGGATGCGGCTTTTCATGTCGCAGGCGTGCGGAATGTGGCCTTAACAAACGGGAATGACTCTTCATGGGTTGATGTCGTGTGTGGGGATCATGAAGCCGCCTTCTGTGACGGACTTGAGGTGGTTTGATGTCGGCATCACTTTTACCCCCTCAGTCAACAGATGTTGAACGGGCCTTAGAACATGCGGTGCGGCTGGATGATAAGGCTGTACCACTGGAGCATATTCATAATCCTTTGACTTGCGACCCTACATTCTTACCATTTTTAGCATGGGCGTTGTCCGTTGATTATTGGGATGATCGTTGGCCTTTACCCTTGAAGCGTAATGTCGTGGCCGCCTCTTGGATTGTTCATCGCTATAAGGGCACGGTCTTTGCTGTGCGCCATGCCCTTGCCGCCCTCGAATTTAACGCCACGGTCTATGAGTGGTTTGAATACAACGGCCCGCGCGGCACGTTTCGGGTGGATGTTGACCTCACAGACCGAGGGGTCACGGATGAAGAATATCGCGCGGCCCTTGCGGTGGTTCAAAATGCCAAGAATACGCGGTCCCATTTAGACAGCTTAACCCTGTCAATCGCAAGTGACGCCGCGTGCCCTGTCGGCTGCGTTACAGCGATGGGGCAAACGATTGAGGTGATGCCTTTGGTCATCCCTGACTTGAGGGCGCAAAGCGCGCTCCAGATCACAGCCGGTACACAATCCGTTCACACCATAGATTTAATAACCGAGGCGATACATGTCTTATAATTCGATCCTAACGGTTGCGGGAAAAGCAGCCTTTATCAATGCGGCCTCAACGGGGGCTAAGGTCAATTTCGCTCGTTTTGAAGTCGGCGATGGCAACCCTGACAACGATCCGGCGGGGTATGTTTTTTACGATCCCGTTGGGGCAGAAACCGCCTTGCGCAATATGCGTCATGGC